GATCCTGTAATGCTCAGGGCCATGGAAAAAATGTCATTCTTTACAACAAGTCCTACATACAGATATTACCAAGATCAAAAAATTCTTCTGGAAAAATTAGGTAAATTTGGTAGAACTGAAGGAATTACTGCAGGTAAAGATGGTAACTTATCAGCACTTGTTTCTTCTATGAAAAGTACTGGTAAAACTATTAGTGAGTTTAAACAACTTGAGAAAATAGTACAAGAAGAATTAGATGAACATAAAGCTCGTGTAAGGGGTGATAAAAGAAAAGCGTACGACCAGTAACTATATGAATTACAGTAAGTTATATAATCAATTAATAGAAAAAGCTACTAATAGACTTCCTATTGAAAGTTACTATGAAAAACATCATATTAATCCAAAGTGTTTAGGTGGTAATAACAGTAAGGATAATATTGTTAAACTAACTGCTAGAGAACATTTTCTAGCTCATTGGTTATTAGCTAGAATGTATCCTGAAAACAGTAAAGTAGTCTTTGCTTTTTATATGATGTGCCGAGTAAAAAGTGAAAATCAAGAAAGATATATTCCTTCTAGTAGATCTTTTGCTGAAGCTAAGGTAGGATACAGTAAGTTCAGAAAAGGAATTCCTAAACCTGAAAGACAAGGTAAGCTCCATCCTATGTATGGGAAGAAAGGAAATTTACATCCTTTTTTTGGTAAGCATCTTACACCAGATCAATTAGAGAAGTGGAAGAAATCAAGACAAAACTATAAACCTACAAAAGAAACTAATCAAAAAATTAGTTCTAGTCTTAGTTATGGTAATTGTTACAAAGCTAAATCTGTAACCTGTTATACAACTGGTAAAAAATTCAGCTGTGCTAAAGAATTAGCTGAATACTTAAAGTTGTCTTACAGTTCAGTACGAAGATATCTTAATCTTTACACACCTATTAATTTTAAATATTCGTATGACCAGTAATAAAGATGCATTATATGAATGGCTCTTTCACTTTAATCCATATCAAGGATATTGGTATGCATTTAAAAGAGAAGATTCTGTAAAATTTTTTAATGATAAATATTCAGTTACACATTTTGCTTCTTGTAAACATCAAGATATTGTAGATTTTATTCTAAAAGAAAACACTAATGGATAATTTTATAGTTGTCCCTACATGGGAAAAAGGTAATTGGACAGAAACAAGTTTTTCTACAAGAGAAGAATTTGCAGCTTTTATTCTAACCCTATTTAAAGTACCGGGACAATATGCATGGGATGAGACTACTCATGTATTTAATGAACAAGCTAGAATATACGACAGTAGAGGTTATTACTGTATTTCTAAAGAAGGTTCTAAAGACTATAGAGACTATTGGGAAGATCAGAAGAAAAAATGTAGATATGGTGCAATCTTTAGAGCTAATGGTAAAACATGGTATCTTGCCCGAGAATATTACATGTGGTTAAATTTTCTTCCAATCAATGATAAAATGAAGAAAAAGTTTGCCTTCCCACAAGTTTGGGATACGCAATATCACATGGCTCTTTATGAGCTATTAGCAGAACTCAATTTTAAACATTGTGCTATTCTTAAGAAAAGACAGATAGCTTCTTCTTATTTTCATGCTGCTAAATTGATCAATCAGATATGGTTTGAAGAAACTCCTATTTTAAAAATGGGGTCCTCTCTTAAAGATAAGATCAATGATAAAGGAACATGGAGATTTTTAAGTGAATATAAATCATTCTTAGATAGTAAGACTGCTTGGTACCGTCCTATGAATCCTAATAAGATTCTGATGTGGCAACAGCAAATTGAAGAAGAGGTTAATGGAAGACCTGAGATTATAGGAGGTAAAGGTGTAATTCAAGGTATGACTCTAGATCAGGATCCAACAGCAGGGGTTGGGGGTGATTGTAGAATTTTCTTTTATGAGGAAGCTGGGATTGCTCCTACAATGGATAAGACTAAAGAGTACCTTATGCCGGCACTCCAAATGGGTAATATTGTAACCGGTATTTTTATAGCGGCAGGATCAGTAGGGGAATTAGATTCATGTAAGCCTCTAGAAACTATGATCAAGTATCCAGTAGAGAATGATATCTATCCTGTAGAAACTGATCTAATTGATGATAAAGGTACAATAGCTTTAGCCGGTTTATTTATTCCAGAGCAATGGTCAATGCCGCCTTTTATAGATGAGTTTGGTAATTCCATGGTAGAAGAAGCTCTAAAATCTCTTGATGAAATTAGAGCACATGAAAAGAAAACATTAGAACCAAACATATATCAATTAAGGATCTCTCAGCGCCCGCGTAATATAGCTGAAGCTTTTGCACATAGAACAATCTCTTTATTCCCTCAGCATTTAGTAGCTGCTCAAAAAAGAAGAATAACAGATAAAGATTATGCTTATGAGTTTATCAATCTTTCTCATGATGCAACCGGCAAGATAGAAGCTAAAATAACTACCAAGCTACCTATCATGGAGTTTCCTATTACAAAGAAAACAGAAGATAAAACAGGTGTCTTAGTAGTATGGGAAAGACCAGATAAGAATGCTGAGTGGGGTACATATTTTGCTTCTGTGGATCCGGTCTCAGAAGGAAAAACTACTACTTCTGAATCTCTTTGTTCTATTTATGTTTATAAGAATCCAGTAGAGGTAACTAGACTAGATGGTGATAAAACAGAAAGTTTCATAGAAAAAGATAAACTTGTAGCTGCTTGGTGTGGTAGATATGATGATCTCCAGAAAACTCATGAAGTACTAGAGATGATCATTGAGTGGTATAATGCCTGGACAATTGTAGAGAATAACATCTCTCTTTTTATCCAGTACATGATTGCCAAGAAGAAACAAAAATATCTTGTACCTAAGAATCAAATTTTGTTCTTAAAAGACTTAGGTTCTAATAATAACGTATATCAAGAATATGGTTGGAAGAATACCGGTAATCTTTTTAAAGCTCACTTACTTAGTTATTTAATCCAGTTTCTTCAAGAAGAAATTGATCATGAGACTAAAGAAGATGGTACTATAGTTAGGACAACTTATGGAATAGAAAGGATACCAGATATGATGGCCTTAGTAGAGATGGAAGGTTATGCAGATGGTGTCAACGTGGATAGATTAGTATCTTTAGCAGCACTAATTTCTTTTGCTAAAGTACAACAAGCAAACCGTGGTTATAGAAAAAGACTAGAGACTACAGACAAGAAACACTTGGAAAAGTCCGCAAATTTGTTTAAATTAGAGAAGAGTTTGTTTAAGAATATGGGAAGGTCTGGTACTAATTATAGACAAGGACCTCCTAGAAGTGCTTTTAAAAATATAAAATAATATGGGACTTGTATTAAATGCAATGGATCTTAAAGCTGGTAAAAAAGCCAGCTATAACCGTATGGGTAGTATTACCCAACCAATACAATTTCTACCTAGATCTGAGAAGGACCCAGAATGGACTGCTTGGAATTTAGACTGGCTAGAGTGGAATGGTCTTAAACAAATCAGAAGAAATGCGCGCCGGCTAATGAAGAATTATAAATTAGCCAAAGGTGTAATTGATAAAAATGACTACATAGTTGAGGAAGATAATGAGATGCGAGATCTTGTAGAAACCTTAACTCAAGATGATATTACAGCATTAGAGCTTAAGTTTTACCCTATTATTCCTAATGTTATTAATGTTCTTACTGCAGAATTCTCTAAACGTAATACTAAAACTGTATTCCGTGGTGTAGATGAGTACTCTTATAATGAACAACTTGAGATGAAAAGAGCTCAAGTAGAACAAGTTCTATTAACTAAGGCAGAGCAAAAATTACTAAACGCGATGTTGGAACAAGGATTAGACCCTAATGATCCTGAAGTTCAAGAACAAATGAAGCAACAAACTTCACCAGAAAATCTTAAGTCTCTTCCTGAAATACAGTCTTTCTTTAATAAAGATTACCGCAGCATGTGTGAACAATGGGCTGCTCATCAAATGAAAATTGATGAAGACAGATTCCGCATGGATGAGTTAGAAGAGAGAGGATTCCGGGACATGTTAATTACAGACCGTGAGTTCTGGCATTTTAAAATGGGGGATGATGATTATGAAGTAGAGTTATGGAACCCGGTGTTGACTTTCTACCACAAATCTCCAGATGCTAGATACACTTCTCAAGGAAACTGGGTAGGTAGAATAGACATGATGACTATTGCTGATGTAATAGACAGATTTGGTTACATGATGACAACTGACCAGTTAGAATCTCTAGAAGCAATTTATCCGGTAAGATCTGCAGGATATCCTTTACAAGGGTATCAAAATGATGGTAGTTATTATGATGCTACTAAATCTCATGATTGGAATACTAACATGCCTGGTTTAGCATACCGTCAATATACTTCTATGTGGGATAACTCTGTTGCCCCTGGTGGAGATATCATTAACTGGATCATGGCAGAAGGAGAAGATTATGCTCCAATGGGTACTTCATTCTTATTACGCGTAACTACTGCTTACTGGAAATCTCAACGTAAAGTGGGACATCTTACTAAGATTACTGAGAATGGTGAGACTATGGTAGACATAGTTGATGAATCATATAAGATCACAGATAAACCAGTTTACAATACACAGTTATTTAAAAATAAAACCAAAGACAATTTGATTTTTGGTGAGCACATAGACTGGATCTGGATTAATGAAGTTTGGGGTGGTATCAAGATTGGTCCTAATCATCCATCTTTCTGGGGTATGAATAGTCCCGGTGGAGTTAGTCCAATGTATCTAGGTATAGATCGTAATAAGATTGGTCCACTTAAGTTTCAGTTTAAAGGTGACAATACACTTTATGGTTGTAAACTTCCTGTAGAAGGTGCAGTATTCTCTGATAGAAATACTAGATCTACAGCCATGGTTGATTTAATGAAGCCATTCCAAATTGGATATAACATTGTAAACAACCAGATTGCTGATATCTTAGTAGATGAACTTGGTACTGTTATTCTATTAGACCAAAATGCATTACCTAGACATTCTATGAATGAAGACTGGGGTAAAAACAACCTGGCTAAAGCATATGTGGCAATGAAAAATTTCCAGATGTTACCGCTGGATACCTCTATTACAAACACAGAAAACGCTTTAAACTTCCAGCATTTCCAAACTTTAAATCTAGAGCAGACACAAAGAATGCTCTCAAGGATACAACTAGCAACATACTTTAAGCAACAATGTTTTGAGGTAATAGGTATTACACCACAAAGATTAGGTCAACAAATAGGTCAGACAGAAACGGCTAAAGGAATAGAGCAAGCTGTAACTGGTTCATATGCACAAACAGAGACTTACTTTATTCAGCACTGTGATTACTTGATGCCAAGAGTTCACCAAATGAGAACTGACTTAGCTCAGTATTATCAGTCTAAAAAACCTTCTCTACGTTTACAGTACATGACTTCTACAGAAGAGAAGGTAAACTTTGAGATAAATGGTACAGATTTATTACTACGCGATCTAAATGTTTATACTACTACTAGAGCTAATCATAGAGCTATTATAGAACAAATGAAGAGTTTAGTAGTAAACAATAATACTACTGGTGCTAGTATCTATGATTTAGGTAATGTAATGCAAGCTGAATCTTTATCTGAATTAAATTCTGTATTAAAAGCAACAGAGAAGAAAACTCAAGCTCAACGTCAACAAGAACTAGAGCATGAAGAGAAAATGAAACAAATGGAGATTGAACAACGCACACAAGAAAAGCAAATGCAACTTGATCATGAAACTATGGAAGCAGAAAAAGACCGTAGAAAAGATCTTCTTGTGGCTGAGATTAAAGCTTCAGGATATGGTGCTATGCAAGATCTTAATGCTAATGCTCAGTCAGACTTCATGGATCAAATGGAAACTATTAAATCTAGTGAAGAGTTTCAGCAAACTATGTCTTTTGATCAACAAAAAGAACATACTAAATCCCGCGTTGCTGCTGAGAAAAACATCTTAGCTAAAGAGAAAATCCAGGCGCAAGTAGCTATGAAAGAGATGGATGTACAAATTGCAAGAGAAAATAAAAACCAATTTGATAGTAAACAAGCTGCTAAGAAAAAAGAACAAAATAGTAAAAAGAAATAGAGTTAGCTATATAATGCCAACTATTTTTAATAGGGGGATTTATTTAGTAAATTTATAAAGTTTATTTCTATAAATTTGTTACATTATATAAAGCTGTCAGTCAATAACCAACCAACAAAACCAAAACAGTTATGAGTAAACCTTTAGAAGATACCGTTGTAGAAATACAAGATTTAGATCTTGAGGCAATCCTTAATCCGGGTGCTGCAAGTGTCATGTTACCAGAAGAACCTAAAAAGAATATTTTTAGTCAACCTTCTGGTGAGGATTTATCTTTCTTAAATAAAAAAGAGGAAGATACACCACCCGCTGCTACAACTACAGAATTAGATGAGAATGGTGAAATTAAAATTACACCAGTTAGTTCATCAGAGATTGATGATTTAATCAATGATGATGATACACAAAAAGCTAATACCGGTAGACCTAAAGTAGAAAAAAATGGTTTAATTGAATTAGCTAATTCACTAATTGAGAAAAAGCTTCTTGTACCATTTGATGATGATAAACCATTAGAGAAATATACAGTTCAAGATTTCCAGGAGCTTTTTGAAGCTAATGATGAGGATAAAAAAAATAGACTCAGAGATGAAGTAGCTACAGAGTTCTGGAGTAATTTACCGGAAGAAGTTCAATATGCCGGTAAATATTTAGCTGAAGGTGGACAAGATTTAAAAGGTCTTTTTAGAACTTTAGCTGCAGTAGAAGAGGTAAAAGCTCTTGATCCTACTAATGAACATGATCAAAAAAATATAGTACGTAGTTATCTTCAATCTACTAACTTTGGTACAGCTGAAGAAATTGAGGAAGAGATTGATGGTTGGGATGATAGAGGAGAACTTGAAGCAAAAGCTAATAAGTTTAAACCAAAATTAGATGCTTTATCTGAAAAACAAGTTCAATATAAACTTCAGCAACAAGCTAAGTTAAGAGATCAGCAAGGTAAACAAGCTCAAATGTATATGGATAACATCTACAAAACACTTGAGCCAGCTGAACTCAACGGTCTTAAACTAGACAAAAAAACACAGAATCTTCTTTTCTCCGGATTAGTACAACCTAATTACCCATCAGTTTCCGGAAAACAAACTAACCTTCTTGGTCACTTACTAGAAAAATATCAATTTGTAGAACCTAATCATGGATTAGTTGCAGAGGCACTTTGGCTTCTTGCTGATCCAGATGGATACAAAAATAGAGTACGTGAGATCACTAAAAAAGAAGTAGTAGCAGATACAGTACGTAAATTAAAATCTGAAGAGAAAGCAAAAATTGCTTCTCATGTAGAAGATGAAGAAGTTGAAGCAAGACCAAATAATAGAATTCCTAGAGCAACAAAGGATTTCTTTAAACGATAATAATAAATTAAATTAATAACTAAAAACCCCGTAACAGAATGAGCACTCCAGTTTTAAACAATGGTCTCTTTCTACGTGACACGAACTACAATGCAAGTTCCCACGTAGATTCTTACCACCTAGTGAACATGCTGAAAGACGCAGAGCCAATGGACTTAGGTCCGGTGGATATCTGGGCTATGACACAGAAGGTAGAGATGCCTCTGTATCAACTTTCATCATTTGGTGGTAAAAACATCATCATGGTAGATAATGCCAGAGGTGAGTATAAATGGCAAACTCCTGTATCTCAGGATCTAGCCTATATTGTTGAAGATATTGAACCAGGTAACCTTGCAAAAGGTGTTGATGGTACAACCTTCAAAATTAAAGTTAACAAGCGTGATTTTGGACATGGTGATATCATCACTTATGACAAATACAACGGTGTTGAGATGTATATCACTGCTGATGATATTCTACCTTTAGGGGATGGATTTATCTATACAGTTCAGTTGGTAAACAACGACAACTACAAGTTCCTTGATAACAAGTATCTAACTCCTCAAACTAAACTATTCCGTAAAGGTTCTGCCCGTGGAGAGTATGGTGAGAGATTCTCTGATATTCAGACTAAAGCTGGATTCCGTGAATTCTACAACTTCGTAGGTGGTGCTGAGGCTCACGTACATTACTCTATCAGCTCTAAAGCTGACATGATGTTAAAAGGTGGTATGAATGCTGACGGTACAGTTCCGGTTACTGAGATCTGGAGAAATTTTGATAAAACCATGGATCCATCAATCACTAAGATTGAGGATATGGCAAACAAAATGGGTAAAGATTATCTTAAGCGTGCTATTGGGAATGGTACTTTAACACGTACTTTCCTTACTACAATGGAAGCAGCTCACTTGACTAAAATTGCTACAGACATTGAATCTTACTTAATGTGGGGTCATGGTGGACGTATTAAACAAGATGGTCCAGATGATATGCGTTTATCTGTGGGTCTATGGAAACAGTTGGATAACTCTTTCAAAAGAGTATACAACAAGTCTAACTTCTCATTGGAGTTATTCCGTGGAGAGATCTACAACTTCTACGCTGGTCGTGTGGAATTCCAAGGTCCAGATCCTAAGAGACAATTGATTGTTCAAACAGGTATGGGTGGTATGCGTTTAGTAAATGAAGCTATTAAACGTGAAGCTGTAAACTCAGGTCTTGTAATTCAGGCTTCTAACAATGCAGGTATTGGTGCTATTTCAGGTTCTGCTATGGATCTTAACTTTGGATTCGCGTTCACAAGTTATGTTATTCCTTTCTTGGCAAATGTGAAATTTGTATTGAACCCGGCATTTGATAACCTACATACAAATGATATTGAGAACCCTATCATTGATGGTAACCCGTTATCATCATACAGTTTTATCATTTTTGATATTACTGATACAGGTAATGATAACATTTTCATGTTGAAATTATCTTGGGATAATCAATTAAAATGGTGGTATCAAAATGGTACTATGGATTACATGGGAAGAAGCCAAGGCTTCCAATCTTCAGGTCAGTTCAATGGTTACCGTGTAATGATGACACAAACCATGCCTGCAATCTGGGTGAAGGATCCAACTAAAGTCCTAAAAATTGTAATGAGAAACCCAATCACTGGAGGATCATTCTAATAATAGTAAGGGGAGAGGTAAAATCTCTCCCCTTTTTTTTAAATTTGTCAGTCAATAATAACCAACCAACAATAACTAATTATGAGCTTAACAATTGTATCAACACCTTATGATGTAAAGAGTGGAACTATTTCCATTAAACCTTACTTTGATCCTAATTCTAGTAATCTAGGGTTAGAGAAATACAACATGTCATTATATGATGGTGTGTTTCATGAGGAACAATTAGCATGTATTGACCGTAATGGTATACAGCGTTATATTACCGGATTAAATGAATTTGCTCCAGAAGTAAAACTTATTCAAGATACTGAATTACGTGAAGCAAAAGTTAAAGAAATCAGAACAGTAGTAGCTCAACTAGAGAAAGAGCTTGCTGCAAATATTATAGATATTGCAGATCCTGATTTTTGGAATAAAGTAAAACTACTTAAACCAGATAACAATGAATTCTGGAATAGAATAGTAATACGTTGTGGGAATCAGCAAGTTTTAATTGACCCAGCTAAAGATCCATATGATTTAATTAAATTATATGCTATTGAAGCAGGTGGATTCTCAATGATTGCAACTAGTTATGAAGCTGCAAGAAGCGCGGCCGTATCTCCTAAATTCTTCTTAGATAAGTATGTTGATACTGTATCTACTAAGACTGAGGTTAAGAAACTTAAAAATAAAGCTCTTTCTGAACTAGAGAAATTGTTTAACAAGAATCAGAATAAACTATTCTATGTAGCCAAAGTGGTAGATGGTAATAGTGTTCAATATAAAAAATCTACACCAAATGATATTATCTATGACAACATGGATAAATTCATCAATGGTGAAGGAGTTGAGACTAACTTGAAAAGAGCAGCTGAATCATTTATTGATTCTTCAGCTTTGGATATGGAGACTTTAAAAATTAAATCAATTATTAAAGATGCTACATTCTATAAATTCATTGCATTAAAATCTGATGGTTTCATTTACCATATTGATTCAAGTGTTATGATGGGGCGTAATGTATCTGATTGTATTGCCTTTTTAAAGAACCCATTAAATGACAATGTTCTACTTGATTTAACTACTAAAGTAGAAAAGTACTGGCATCAATAAACTAATATAAAATGGCAACAGGAAAAAATAAATGTCCGGAAGTGGTAATGAACCCAACCAGATATACAGGTGGAAAAAATCCTTCACCGGTAGTAGTACAAAATCCAACTCGTTATACAGGTGGATTAAATAAAGCGGCATGTGATGTGCCAAAGAAAAAGTAAACTTTTAAAATCTATACATTATGTCAAAAATGAAATCAGGTGGTGCAAAGAAAATGCAATCTGGAGGTGTAACTAAATCATCTATAAACAAAACTGTAGTTAAAGCTACAACAGGAAAAGATATCTATAAAGGTGTTAGTGCTGGTAAATCTTTAGGTAAAAAACCATCTTTCAAAGCTGGTGGTGCTAAAAAGAAATAAGTAAATGCTTAATTCAACCATATTAATAAAGGTTAGACAAAGACTCAACAAGCTTGCCAGCAATGACTATGACAATATTCAGGACTGGCAAATTGTTGAAGCTTTTAATAAGGGCCAAGTAGACTGGTGCCGTAGAAACCTTCATGGTCTGAATATAGTAAAAGAGGGTGATGAGCAGTCTACTAGAAGGATTGATGATTTACAACCTCTACTTATTACAGTACCTATTAGTATGAATAACAAACAGATCTTTTTTGAATCTGTAAGTTTTCCAGCTGATTATCTTCAATGGAAAAGAATATCAGCAAGTGCAACAAGTAAATGTTGTCCTGATCCAAGACCAATGGTAATTTATTTAGCTGAGGTAGCAAACGTTGATGAGCTTCTTAGAGATGTAAATAAAAAACCTAGTTTTGAGTGGGCAGAAACATTTACAACAATGGAGAATAATAGAATCCGGATTTATACAAATAATGAATTTGAGATTCTAAATGCTAAATTAACTTATTACAGACAACCTATAAGAATAGAAATTGCTGGTGTACGTGATCCTTATACAGGTATTATCCCAGCAGCAAATGTAGAATGTCAGTTTAAAGATGACTTAGTTGAATTATTAATTGATGAATGTGCTAAAATTATAGCTGGTGACATTGAATCTATGAACCAACTACAAAGACAAACTCAATCAACTGAAGGAAATAACTAATGAGACAATTAAAATTAGATAGTAATGCTACTTTAAAAAGACCAATGAAAGCTGGTTGTGAAGCTTTAGCATTTAATTTATTAAACTCAATAACTATAATTCACATGGCCCATCTTGCTATAACTGGTACTGGGTCATATGCTGCACATAGAGCATTAGGTGATTATTATGAAGAAGTGGGTGATTTTGTAGATAGTGTTGTAGAGCAATATCAAGGAGTTACAGGTAGAATTATGGATTTTCCTGATCAATGTTCTTTACCAAGATTAAAGACAGCAGAAGCTTGTTGTACTTATCTTAAATCATTACGTGATGAAATTGATAGAGAACAAGCTGCATTACCCTATTCAGAAATTGTTAATGTACTTGATGAAATAAAAAGTTTAATTAACTCAACTTGTTACAAATTAACTTTTTTAAAATAATTGAAAAATTTTTGGTAGTCTAAATAAAATTGACTATATTATTATATGTTTATTTATTAATTAAAACCTAATCACAGATGGCTTATTTTAATCACGCGTTTACCAAAGTTTTCTTAGGAACGCAAACAACAGCGGTAAATCCAAATGTCAATATGACTAATGGATTCATTACTGCAGCTGGTATTCCAACAGTAGCTCTTGCTAACACAATTGGTGCCGCAAATACTATTTATGGACCGGGATCTTATGGATTCTTTGATCCAAAAACTAATTTGTCAATTAATACTGCTTACTTTGGTAGTAACACATGTTGCCCAATTTACTTGGCTGCAGCATCATTGATGGCTAAAGATAAAATTGGTCCTTTCCACGGAGGGTACCAAGAGTCTAATAAGTCAAAAATGATTAACCCACGTTATGTACAAAACGTATATAAAGTGACAACTTGTGTTCCTCAACAAGCTGTAATCTCAATTGGTTATACACCTCAAACTGCTGTTCCAGGTCTTCCGGTAGATAACTTCCAATCAGGAACTGTACAAGCAAATTGCTGCTATACATTCTTATGTGGAGAAACATACTACTTAAGAATTGATGTTAAAGGTTCACCTGCATTACGTGCATTGAATCACAACGCTTACCAAACACTTTCTGCTTACACAGGATGTTGTTCAGGTCCTACTCCAACTGCAGTAGATCCTACTTTAGTTTATATTGAGTGGGCAAAACAATTGGTAATCAATAACTATCTAAAAGATTTTGTTGCTCCAGTAGTTTATGATTACACTGGTGTTGCTTGGTATGCTCCAGGAACAACTGTAACTTATGATGGAACTAACACTCCCGTTACTCCAGCACAATATTGGGATCTTTACCCTGCTTCTCCTCAAGCTGCTCTTTGGACTGATGCTCTTCCAACAACATGTCAAGCAGGTCTTCGTTTATTTGGAGCTTATGTTGAGACTAAATTTGGTAACTGTTCATTCCAAATTACTGACTTCTTTGAAAAAGAACCAGTACGTATCTATGCTTCATTGGTAGATTACAATGGTGACCCATGTGTATTTGAAGGTCTTTGTGTATACAATGACTGCCGTGGTGTACAAGGAATGGGCTTTGGAGAACAAGTAGTTCGTGACTTGATTTTATCTCAGTCTTACTTACAAAACTTCTTTGCTACTGATATTCGTATCAGGGAGATCACTCAAGGAGATCAGATCCTTGGTGCTGTAAACCGTAATGCGCTTTACACACGTTACTTTATCCTACACAGTGTTCCACGTTTCAATAACCCAACTGGGGTATTTGACAATGACCGTTACATGTTAGAGATCATTGTATCAGAAGCTAACCCATTAGTGCCGGTAGGTAACGCTGCTCTTGAAACTTTCTTAAATGCATGGTTGGCTGATTGTCCAAACTGTGTATCTCTAGAAACTCAAAGCTGTGTACGTTGCACTATTGTAGCTGACTAATAAGTTTCCTATCTAAAATATAAGGGAGAGTGAGATTCAATTTTCTCCTCTCCCTTTTTTTATTAATTTAGTTACATTAATTAAAAATGGCACAGCACGTATTAAGTCTAGAGGCTCCGGATACATTAAACAAATGCATTCTACGCGTTGTGGACACTTCAATTTATAATCCACTTAGTCAACCAATCTGTCCTCTATTACAGATAACACTCCCTGGATTTAAGATTCCAGTTCAATTTACAGATACTACTATTGCTCCCGGGTTTAATCTTAACCTAACAGCATGTGATCTAGAATTACAAACCACTAACTGTGGTACATCTTATACTGATTTACCGGATGGTATCTATATCATAAGATATAGTGTATCACCAAATGACCTAGTTTATGTAGAATATAATCACTTAAGAATAACTTGTGCTCTTAATAAGATTCAAGCTGTTTATTGTGATTTAGATCTTGGAACTTGTGATCCTCCAGAAAAAGTGAAAAACCTATTAAATGAAATTCGTTTAATACAACAATATTTATTAGCAGCAAAAGCTTATGTTGAATTCTGTCATCAACCAAGCAAAGGTATGGATACATACAGATATGCCTTAAAACTACTAAGTAAGATTACTTGTAGTAGCTGCTCTACTTGTTAAGCAACTAATAAACCAACATAATATGAGTACTTGCACAAATTGTAAAAGTAAATTAACATGCGGATGTCAAAAGAGATCAGCATCAAATGGTACAGCAGTCTGTACTATGTGTCTTGCTTCTTATGAAGCTGCATTAAAAAAGAATACTACTCAACCTAAAAATATTACAGCGCCTACAGTTGTGTCAGTTCTTTATACAAAACCTGTTAGTAATAACAACACCTAATGATTATAGCAAAAACATATACTGTTGGAGATAAGGGTACTGTAAGGAAACTAGTTGATTTAACTACTCCTTGGGTTGATGTTTCAGTAGCATTAACTATACCCAATACTTCTTCATATCCTTTATTTGATGTAGAAACTGATCCAGATAATGGAGATAAAGTTTTTGCTGTAGGACGTGGTGCTTCTTCAGGATCTGTTTTTGGTATTTATGTTTCTACTGATGCTGGAGCTACTTGGTATATCCCGGGTGGAAATTATCAAAATAATACTGTACAAGGATTATTAAACTGGTATGAAGTACATGTATTAGATTCAAATAACATTATGGTCTCAGGTCATAATGGTTATGTAGCAATTAGTACGGATGGAGGTCTTACCTTTAATTTAACTAGTCAACTTCCAGCATTACCGCCTTTTCCATTATCTGCTCCAAAGATTCCGGATGTATTATCATTACATTTTATTACACCAACTATTGGTGTAGTAGGGTTAGAAGCACATGTAGCTAAAACCATTGATGGTGGTATTACCTGGTCTATCTTAAATAGCGGTAATATAATTTATGATGGTGTACTAGATCAGTTAGTAAATGCGCGTGGAATTCATCTTTCATCTGATCAGCAAACTATTGTAGTTCTAGGGGAACCTGCTATATTCCAATCTTTAAATGGTGGTATTACTTGGAATAATGTTTATCATTTTGTTCAGCGTAATGGTAAACATCTTACATGGATTAATGACCAAGAGCTATGGGGATTTGGTAGTTTAGGAGAACGCGTTAAGTCAATTAATGGTGGATCTGGATGGTCCATATTAGATATTGGAGGTATAGGATTTCCTAATCAATTAGCTGGTCAGTTTTATTTTAATCAGAATGGATTCTTTAGTCAGGACTCAAGTATATTATCTACAAACAATGGAGCCCTTTCAGGAGTACTTTCTGAAGTACAACCTAATGGGGTAAATGCTGTATGGACTTATTTCAGAGATACATGCTATACATTAACTCCTTGTACCGGTTCTTTAGACCCAATTGTAGTTAATAATGACTTAAGTCTTTATGTAGGAGATGTTATAAGAATCTGCCCGGGTGAGATATCAAACCCTGACCTCACAGAATGCACCTGTTTTTCTATTACAGAAACCCAAGGTTGTGAAGGATCAATAACTCTTCCTTTTCTAAACATCTATGATACATGTCAAGAATGTGCACTTAAATGTTATGTTCTAATAGATTGTACAGATGTTACAAATACAATTGTCACTAGTGATGATTTCCTACAATATGTAGGACAAGTAGTTAAACTATCAGAATGTCCTGATACATGCTGGCAAGTAATAGAATCTTTAACTTGTACAGGATCAGTTTGTGTATCAGAGGTAATAGAAAGTTTTGCTACATGCGTAGCTTGTTTACCACCGGTACCACTTCCTCCTCCATTAGAATTACATCCAAGAAGAGTAAAACCAGGATACTATACTGCAGGTTGTTCTCCGGAATACACTGAAAGAATTAACTGCAATTTTGCTGATAGCATGTATTCACAAATGTTAGTAGCTAGATATGGTCTAACTATATGTTGTGAAAATGATTGGATTAATTGGGAGATTAAAAAGACATTACTGGACTTTAAAGCTATTTATGATCCGGCTCTTTGTAAATGTTATTTACAAGAGTGTTGTCCTCCAACATGTGTAGAAGCTATATTACAAGTATTTACTCCTGTATATTGTTTAGCACCTAGTAGTGTATCAGCAATATTAGATTATTAGATCTTATTTGCTTATATGAAAAAAATTATGTATATTAATTTAGAACAAGAGAATAATGAAACCACTCAATAGCGACGAACCTGGATGTAATTATACTACATCAAATTGTGTGATCTGGCAAGGTCCAGATATTCCTTGTTTAGCTCTTTGTAAAGGGGACACTGTAACAGATGTAGTTTTTAAACTAGCTACAGAAGTATGTGATATATTAACTACGCTTGATATTAACACATATGACCTTTCATGCTTTAATTTAACTTCTTGTAAACCAGATGATTTCAAACAACTTATACAGTTCCTTATGGAACGAGTATGTAAGTTGGAACAATGCACTGGTTGTATTCCAAATTGTGATGGTACAGTAACACCACCGGTTCCTCCGGTCAATGGTAATGGAGGTTGTCCTGATTGTGTAATGGCAATTGCTCCATGTTTTTATTATGTAAATGAACTTGGGGATACAGTTACAACAATGCAATTACAAGATTATGTAACTGCTATAGGTAACAGAATTTGTAATAATGCTCAGAACATTGGAGCACAACAAAGAACTTTAGCTAATCATGAAGAGCGTATTGTAACATTAGAAGATGCTCCACCTCCAGTTTTAGTATTACCAACTCTAGTACCTAAAGGTGTTTTACCTGCAGTACCTCAAGAGATGATTGCTGTACTTGAGGCTACAGAACAACAGTTTGTAGAATTACGCGCTGCTACTGGTATGCCAGATGCTCTTTATATTAATGTAGCAAAACAACCTTCCGGATTAAATCAGGAAAAACAGTTAAATAACTCAGGAGGAACCATGGCTTCTATTCCAGGTTGGGCTTCTGCAGTAAATAACTTATCTCAGTCCATAGGAAATATGTGGCTGACTCTTTCAGATTTAAGACAAGCTGTAAAAACTATTCAATTAAATTGTTGTCCAACCGGATGTGATGGTATTGAACTTAACCTATTTGCTAACCTTAATATAAATACCTTAAATGTTTTTGTAACAGGAACTGTCCCAACTGGATTTGCTGAATGCTTTCCAACCGGTACAAAAGTAACAGTTACAGATTCAGCTGGAGGATCCGCTACATTTAATATGAATCTTATCAGTTATTTGAATAACCCAACAGGTTATCCACTTAATCTTGAGAACACTCCTATTAATACATCATTAGATTTAACAGTAGAAATTGAACCATGTCTTGCTAATTCAGCAACTAATGCTACTTGTAAATCATATTTATCATACATAGTTGTTAATAGTTCATCTTGTCCTTCAGTGACTTATCAAACTACACAAGGAAGTATTGCTTATAGTTTCAGTAGTCAACTTGGTGATTACACTTATAATATTCAATTATGGGATATTACTGGTGCAACAATGTTGTCTAATCAGATTCAAATAATTAATGGTGTTCAAACAGTATCAGGAACATTTGTTGGATTAGGTGCAGGAACAAATTACAAAGTAAGATTAGTAATTCAACCTACAGCATGTCCTACATGTGACCCTAATGTTTGTCCATTTACTTCAGTATCAACTAACCCACCTACATGTCCAGCACCTAGTGCTGTATCTGCAGCCTTATCAATACCTTAAACATGAGTACTTGTAAAACTAAAAAATGTGGATGTCTTGATACAGGGTTAACTACTCAACCACCTTGTATTCATGATACTCCAGAATGTCCTAATCCGGATCCATGTTCTGAGACATTTAGTGATTGTTGTGTAGTTCATGATGGTGATGGTATTGCTGATTTGAATATTCAAACCGGTGATAGACTATGTGATATCCTTCAAAAGATCTCATTAGCTATTAGTAATGTAAGTGGTGGTAGTGGTGTAACAATACAAAGTGTAACTACAGTAGGAAATGACTTAGTTATCACAATGACTGATGGTACAATCTTTACTACACCTTTACCTGCTCCAGTAATTCCTAATGATCCTTGGGTTACATATACAGATGCTGATCCTGAGATTACATCTTTTGTTGTAAATAATGGTATAACAACAAATACTCAGTCAGTTTCAGTATCATATAAAGTTTTATCATATGATACAGCTGCTGTAAAAGTTAGAGCTAATTTAAATGTTACAGTAGCAACTACTGGTGGATTTAATCAATTAGATGTTGATAAAGCATTAGATTTTTCTCTTATTTTAGCACCTATTCCGATTGGTGGTAGTCAATGGTTTCCTACTCAAACTGGAACAATTACTTCTTTATTTCCAGATTTTTTAGGAGTTAATCAAGCATCTACTGTATCAATTGCTAGAGGAATTTCTGTACCAGGAGATACTCCATTAGCTAACTCAGAATTTGATTCTTCAGGTAGAGGAAGTGCATCTAATGGTCTAATTTTTTGTCAACAAGTACACCCCCATGTTAAAGCTGGAACATATACTTTTTCAGTAGAATGGGAAATGATATGTAGAATTGGTCACCCTTTATAAGATAAATAGTTATGGCATGTGAAACTTTTGGAACTAATTCTTGTGGACCCGGGTGTCTAACAATGGATGATGTCTGTGGATCTCCACTAGATTTTAAATCCACTGAAATTACTCCGTATACAATTAAACTTTCATGGACACAACTTGTGTTTCCTATTCAATATTTTGTTGAATATAAAGTTGTTGGTGCAGCATTATGGACTTTAAATCCTGTTGTACCTAATGGTCCTAACCCTACAGATACTATTGGAGTTTTACTTCCAAATACAACATATTATGTAAGAGTTACAGCTGTCTGTCCAGCATCAACTTGTACATCAGTTACCCTTGTTATTACCACTAAACCAATATAAAAACTAATTAAGATGGCACCAGTTCCAGGAACAATTACAGTAAACTTTATAAGCAACTACATTGGTGGTCACCGTGTATGTTGGAGAACAGGAGGCGCGGGAGCCTATGACTGTACAACAATAGTAATATGCGCCGGTAATGGAGCAGCATGTCAAGCAATTATACCAGTAACGGTTGATAATGATACATGTGATCAAGTAATCTTTGATGGTTATGTACAGGCTGTATGTCAAGTAGAAGGTTCATTGACTGATAGAATTGCTTTCTCAGTAATATTTACTCCAGATCCAACATGTGATAAATGGGATGTAGTATGTAGTACTGTTGATATTCCATCATATACATTACTTACTTCTGGTGGAGGATATACTGTAGGTAGTAACCCAGCATTAACAATTGTTGGTGGAGGTGGTACTGCAGCAGCTGCTTATGGTGTAGTAGGAGATGGTGGTCTTAAAACTTTTACTATTACAAATGGTGGTACCGGTTATAATGGAGGTGGTTCAGCTACTTTCTTTAATGTACCTGCTGTTAACTTAGTTGGTGCCGGTGTAGGTGCGTTACTAAATGTTACTGTAACTTTAGGTGTAATTACTGCAGTTGCAATTTCTGCTTCTAATACAGCTCCAGGTACAGGATA